TTAGTCCTGTACCAAATGATACTGGAGCTGGAGGTGGTGGTAAAGGTGCAGCAGGTGGTGATACAGCTGCTCCAAATACAGCAGGAGCTGGTGGAGCAGGTTTAACAATTTCATCCATATATCCAGGATCACCCATATCCGCAGTTGGCGGTGGTGGCGGTGGTGGAAACACTGGTGCTCCAGGTGGAGCAGGTGGCTCTGGCGGTGGAGGAGCTGGTGGAAACAATGCTGCAGGATCTGCAGGTACAGAAAACACTGGCGGTGGTGGTGGCGGTGGTGGTTCAGGTGGACCAGGATCCAAAGGTGGTGCAGGTGGAAAAGGTTTTTTTGCAATTAAAGAATTAGATAAAGCATCAGGAGTCTGGAGTCTTAACGAACAGATAGATGCATTGGATGAAGGGACATGGCCTAAGAGAACAGCAAACATAAATTATTTAGTAGTCGCTGGTGGAGGTGGTGGTGGAGCACAAAACTCAGGTGGTGGAGGTGCAGGAGGTTATCGTGCATCAGGTTTTGGTCCAAGTCCACTTCAAGGTAGTGCACAAGAATTAGGTTTAGGAAGTCATACAGTTACAGTTGGAGGTGGTGGTGCTGGAGGTCAACCTTCAGGAGGTCCTGGTATGGGAGTTACAGGATCAAATTCAGTTTTAGGTACAATCACATCAGCTGGTGGTGGAGGTGGTGGAGGTAGAGCAGGTGTTCCATCAGGATGTTCGGCAGGTTTAGCTGGAGGTTCAGGTGGAGGTGGAGCAGAAAGCTCACCTGCAGCAGGTGCTGGTAATACTCCCCCTACAGATCCTCCACAAGGTAATCCTGGTGGAACAGCAAAAGGTGGAGGTGGTGGAGCCACTGAAGCTGGTGTTAATGGAGCTGGCGGAAGAGGAGGTGCAGGAGCACCAAACGATATTTTAGGATCAGCAATATCAGTTGCAGGTGGTGGTGGAGCAGGATGTTGTTCAGCAGGAGCAGCTTCTCCTTGTGGAACAGGTGGAGCAGGAGCAAACGCAAACAACAATGCTAGCGCAGGAACTACCAATAGAGGTGGTGGAGGTGGTGGATCAAAGGATGCCTCTGCAGCTGGTGGAACTGGAGGAGCAGGTGGTTCAGGAATAGTTGTGGTCAGAGTTCCTGGCGGGTTTACTTTATCAGGTACACCAGGTCCTGCATTTACAGGATCAACTCATCCAGGAGGAGATAAGATAGGTAAATTCACAGCATCAGGGACATTGACAATTAGTTAAGATTAAAATATAAAATATAAATTTAAGGAGTAATAATATGGCACATTTTGCAGAATTAGAATCAAAAACAGATCCAACAGGTTTTACATCAGATACACATCTAATTGTAAAGAGAGTTGTAGTTGTTGCAAATGATGAAGTACCATCAGACGAACACGTTGATGGTGAAACATGGTGCATTAATTTTTTTGGAGGTGGAATTTGGAAACAAACATCTTATAACAATAATTTTAGAAAACAATACGCAGGTATTGGTCATAGATATGATGAATCTAAAAATAAATTTATTGTACCACAACCGTATGCATCTTGGTCACTTGATGATAACGATGACTGGCAGGCGCCGATAACGTATCCATCAATTATTGATGACGGTCAGGCAGAACCAGAATGGTTTTACAGAATTTCATGGAACGAAGATAAATATAACGCTGACAACACAAAAGGTTGGGAAGCACTTAAATCAAACGACGAATCGGAAACACCTACCAAATACAATTGGAATGGCACAGCTTGGGTGTCCGAATAGGAGGACACTAAATGCCTAGATCAAAATCTAGCTCAGCAAACGGTGGGGTGATTGGAAAAAAGAACGAAGCTTCTTTTGGGAAGTGTGCGGTTTCATCTAAAACATCTTCAGGAACTTTTACTGCAACTAATCCTGGTACAAGAGCTGGTCAAGTATTAATTGTATCTGGAGGTGGTGGTTCTGGTTCTCTTTCTGGTGGTGGGGCTGGTGGAGCAAAAGT